GTGAGTGATGTAGCCAAGAAGATAATAGAGAACTATACAGGGTCAAGTTTGGCAGGATCAAGCCAGAGCGTAAAGAGCGCACTTGATGCATTAAATAACAATAGAGGCAAAGTTAGCAATGTAATCACTTTAGACAATGGTTTGGACGTAGTCAGCGTTTGTCAACAAGTGTCCTCGATTATGGAGGGCGGTATTGCCTTTATTTGCCAAGTCTATTCAAGCGGTCGCAAATGTGTCATTGGGTATCAATATGAGGCGAAGAACTATGGGGCATTTCTAGTCATGACTTATACGGGAGGTCTATCCTTTGTGTGGAATATAAATGGCACATGGAATTCTAAGAACTTATAATGACTTGAATATCCAAGACCTCAATCAAAGTGAATTTGAAACGCGAGTTTAATGAACCAAAGAAAAAGGTGATTCTATGAAACTAACAGCAGAATCAACAGTTATCAACGATAACAAGCTAAATACTAATATAGACAACGCACAGGCTACGGCTGACGGAGCGCAGACTACGGCTGACAATGCTCAAAGCACCGCAAACACGGCAACTACCAAAGCAGACAATGCACAGGGAACAGCTAATACCGCAGTAACAAAAGCTGATAACGCACAGTCGACTGCAAACACAGCCGTGTCAAAAGCGGATACAGCGCAAGCTACTGCAAACAGTGCCAAGTCTGTTGCAGACAACACTGCGCAGTACTTTTGGTTCAAGTCTTCTGGCAGTGACACAGGTGCGCACATATCCGAAAAGACCCAAGCGCAGTTTGAAGCAAATCCAAGTGGCGGTAACCTTTTGGCGAGATCAAACGGCATAGCGGTCAGAGATGGTATGTCTGAACTAGCGACTTTCGGCACCAATACAAGGGTAGGTCTGGCATCAACACGACACATCGAGATCAAGGACGGTGGCTTACAGGTGTATCAAGACAGCTCTAGAGTCATGGGACACTTCGGCTATGGGCTTGGTACTGCCGAAAACGGCACAGCGATAGCACCATACTTTTCACTTGGTATCAGAGTGGAAGACAGCACAGTGGGCAACTATTCTGTAGCAGAAGGATATGAAACCACGGCAAGCGGTTATGTATCTCACGCTGAAGGCTTCAGAACCAAGGCAGAAGGGTACGGCTCACACGCAGAAGGGTATAACACCACGGCAAGCGCAAGAGGTTCTCATGCGGAAGGTGGATACACTACTGCAAGTGGGCAGAATTCTCACGCAGAAGGTAGTAGCACCACAGCAAGCGGTGACCGTTCCCATGCAGGTGGTATCGGCACGATCGCAAGCGGTGCGGAGCAGGTAGCGATAGGAAGATACAATGTCGCTGACACCACGAACCTGTTCATTATCGGTAACGGATATGACGGTGGCAGACACAACGCCTTTTCTGTATCACCAAGTGGCAATGTCGTAGTCAACGGCACTACCGTGCATTCATCAGACCGTAGATTAAAGGAGCATATCAACTATCTGGGAGAGGACGCAGACGAATTTGTAAGGGCATTGAAACCTGCGCATTACATCAAGGACGGTGAACACCATGTCGGTTTCTATGCCCAAGATGTAGCAGAAGCAGATACATGGGACTGCATGATAGGGGAAGAAATGAACGGCTACATGACACTTGGCTATATGGAGCTTATAGCACCATTGGTCAAATACTGTCAGCATCTTGAAGAGCGTATAGCAGAGTTAGAAAGGAGCAAGTAGATGTACATAGTACTTGAATCACAAACAAACAAAGATGGAACTATCGGCACAATAGTGACATCATTCAGCGACAGGAACGAAGCAGAGAGCAAATATCATGAAATACTGATGTACGCATCGAAAAGCGCACTTCCGATGCATACAGCCTTCATGCTGACAAATGCCGGTCATGTAATCAAAAGCGAATGCTACGAACACGAAAGTGAGGTGGAAGAATGAACTTCGGAACAAAGATAAGGACTATACTTGCAGTCGCAACTTGCCTTAATACGGCACTTATGGCTACCGATGTGGCGCAGTTTCATAATCCATCACTTGACCTTGTATACCGCATCGTATCGGTGATACTTAACTTCGTCATCGTAGCGTGTGTGACATGGTTCAATAACGACTATACGCCAGAAGCGTGTGAAGGCACAGGTCTGACAAGAATGTTAAAGACGGGAGAGGACGGACTCGGCATCGAAGTCGATGAGTACATCGAGGACGGTGATGAAAATGAATAAAAACAACTACAAGCAGTATGATACAAGATGGGCTTCAATGGGGTATCCAAAGAAGCCCTATTATATTAAGAACTGTGGCTGTGGTGAAGTGGCAATCTGCAACTGCATCATAGAGATGGAGAAGCACAAGTCACAGACCCCAAAGACCATACAGCCGTATTGTGTGCAGTTTGCGGAACCGCATGGCAACGGCACATACTTCAGTGGTATCCCAAAGATGATGAAGCACTATGGCATGACCGAGGTGAAGGAACACGCCACGATGGATTCGCTCTGGAAGGAATTGGCTAAAGGCGACAGGGTAGCCATATATCTTATGGGCAATCGTAAAGGCGGTAGCAAAGGTGTGCATTGGACTTCATCGGCACACTTTGTCTGCTCTGTTGCATATAAGCTTTCTGGTAAGAAGCACATGGTATATGTGAAAGATAGCAACTCAACTTCATCGCTTCGTAATGGTTGGATATCGTATGAAGAGAATATGCGCAACGATGTAAGCCGTGTATGGAGTGGGAAACTACCTACGACAGTGAAGCCTACCAAGAGCGTGGACGAGATCGCTAAAGAGGTTCTTGATGGCAAGTGGGGCAATGGCGTTGACAGGATAATCAAGCTTCAAGACGCAGGTTATGATCCTGTAGCCGTGCAGACAAGAGTGAATGAATTGCTTTCGCCTAAAAAGTCAATCGAAGAGTTAGCTAATGAAGTCATAAACGGTGAATGGGGTAGCGGTGATGACCGCAAGAAAAGGCTGACAGATGCCGGTTATGATTATGACGCTGTGCAGAAAAAGGTTAATGAGATCATAGCGTCAAAGACTTCATGGATAGACAAGGCGAACGCATGGGCGAAGAAAATCGCCAACGATAACAGCTACCACTACGTCAAGTGGACAAGTAAAGACACGAAGACACATCAATGCCCTATATGCAACAACTTTCCGAACGGCAAGTACCACGGTTGGAACTGTATCGGTTTCACCTATGCTATATGGCATCATGGCGGTGGCTTGAAGTGCAAGTGCAACGATGGTGTCATATCGAATGGAACAGCGGAAAAGATGCTGAAGATGTCAGAAAAAGATGCGCTTGCCGAAGCTAGAAAGCGTATCGGTCTGAACGACCTAAAGGTAATAATCAATAAGAACGGCATACCGAAATCACAGTGGAAGGCAGGGGACATCTGTATGCACTTCAATGGAAGTGAGTATGTTCACAACTACTACTACATGGGTGATGGCAAAATTGCCGAGTCAACAGGATTATCGGGCAAGGTGCCTAACGATAATCAGATACGCATTAAGAAGTACGACAGCAAGAAGGCAAAAATCATAATCCGTTACATAGGAAAGTAGGCACGATATGGACGCACAAGTAGTGGAATTGATAGCAATAGTATTAGGGAGCAATGTGGTAGCAGAGATTGTCAAGGAAGTCATCAAGTCATTAAAGAAAGAAAGCCCAGAGCAAATTGCGCTTCGGGCTTTATGCGAAAGGGAGCTTGATACCATGCTACATGATTGGCTTCACGATGATGTCAGAACGGCTGATGATTGGCGCATAATTGATAATTTGTACACAGGCTACACAGGTCTTGAAGGGAATGGAGAAATCAAGAAACTGTATCAAGAAGCATCTGATCTAAAGACAACTGAATAAAAATGGTGTGGAATTCATCGCAGGTTTTAGGCTTTTCCTTCCGTGATAGTCGGGCAGACCTCCTTTCTGTTTGGCACCTTGCGTTTTGGCGTGAGGTGCCATTTTTCGTGTCTTGAAACGCAGTAATTGCAAGGGGTACAGAAACCGAGCCGTTTATTTACGTTTTAAGCGATTTTTTGCAATGTGGTCGATACATTATACCTTGTATTTTGAAGGCATCTGCACCGATTCATGTACTAACAGTATGCTTCACGACTGTGGCGTATAGTTAGTACATTATCTGAAACGCTTGTCCTTCAAGGGTTACACGCACTTCTGATATCAGACTTCGCCAGAATAAACGCCTGTGTTCTTCGTCTAATTCGTAGTATAAAGCCTTCCAATTTGACGCAAAATTTTGCGTTTTAAGCGAAGGCTTTTTTGACAATTCGGCTATTTTTCGCTGTAGCTCCGCTGACTTGTCCTTGTACTCCTTCTGCGTGATGTTGCCCATGAGGTACATATCATTGAGTCTGCGCAGACGATCCTTGTACTTTTTCGGGTCTTCTGTCTTCTGCTTCGGCTTCATTGTCACATTAACTCTGAAGTCTTCTTCTACGTTCTCAACAAGCCATTCTTCGACTTTTCTTTCATTGACGATGTGTTTCATGTTGCAAGTACCATAAAGGTGCTGTGGGCATCTGTAGTACTTTCTTTCACCGTCATAGCTACCGCCTAACCGTTTACCACATACAGGGCATCTGATAAGACCTGTGAAAAGGTAGGTGCGCTTTCGTGAAGAATGCTTGATATTGTTCTGCATGGTTTCCTGTAGCTTGTCCCACTTCTCTGATGATATGAGTGGTTCACAGTATGCTGTATTTGTCCGATATTCGCCCTTTAAGATGGGCGAACGGAAGAGTCTAATCAAATGGGTGTGCGTCATGTTCAGACCGTATTTATCATTGATATATCGTGTCGTGGCATGGGCAGACTGATGAAGCAGGTAGTGATCTATGGCATCTTTGGTGATGTGGATATTGTCACCAAACACCACACGTTTGTCCTTGATGGCATAGCCTAACGGCACGGAACCGCCAAGCACTTTGCCCTGCGCTACCTGCTGTGCCTGTATGTCCTTGATTCTTTCGCTAGTTCTGTCAGCTTCGTCTTGAGCTATGGACAGCTTGATGTTCACATAGAGCCTTCCAGAAGCTGTGCTAGTATCGTATTCTTCATTGATCGCTTTCCAATCTACCTTGTTCCTGTCTAGAATGTCCTGCACTTTGTAGTATTCCTTGATGTTACGGAACCAACGGTCAAGCTTGGTGAACAGGATCATGTCGGGCTTGATTGTTTCGACATCTCGCAATAATTGAAGCATGGCAGGGCGTTTCGTGTATGGCTTTCGTGCGCTGATGCCTTCGTCACGATATTCACCCAGAATGACATGGTTATGCTTCTGACAGAAGTCTATCAAGGCATCGTGCTGTGCATCGAGTGAATAGCCGTGCTTCGCCTGTTCTTCACTTGATACTCTTTCATAAATAAAGACCTTCATTTTCTTGATAACCTTTCTATGAGCTTGTCTTTTTCTTCTTCAGTCATCTTGATGCATAAGAACATAATGCGCATCAGCTTCGGGTCGTTTTCTATCTCTTCGGCTATGATGTCCTGCGGTAGCATCGGAACCGGCTTACTGTGGTCTGTCATCAAATCTTCCTGTGTGCAGACCAAGAAACGGCAGATACTGTCAAGCATCTTTGCCCTAGGCATCGCCTTGCCATTCACCCACTTACTGACTGTGGTAGGTGTGGTGTCAAGATACTTGGCAAGCTGTGCCTGTGTCTTGTTCTTTGCTATCAGCAGGTTAGTGAGATTAAGACTGAATATTTCTTGTGAAGTCTTCATGGTCGTATCCCCTTTCTGTGTGTTCTTGTACTACTTAAAGTACATCATTGTGCTACTTTTATGCAACATTTCGTTGAACAAGTTACCTTAAAGTGATAGTATAACTATGTAAAATGTAACTTTAAGTTTACTGATAAGGAGCCAGACATGAAAAGGGACACATACTTTGACACAGCACAGAAGTTGCTCGCAGAAGGCAAAATCGATGAAGATGTATTCAACGCAATGCTAGAAAACGCAGATGCATTCGTGGAAGACGATGATGACTACCAGATACCTTCCACCTATGCAGAAATCGAATATGATGACTTCGATGATCCCGAAGCGATCATGGGCGCAAGATTCGATGACATGAACTATCTCAGATACTTTGAGAGATAGCCGAAACCCCGAAAGGGGTCTTGCAGAACTGACCCACTGCAACTGACGATGGCAGGTCGAACAAGGAGTGAAGAAAATGGAACCGAAACTTATCAAGATAGACCGTAACGGCAGTAAGCACTATGAAGGCATGGTGACCTGTAACAGATGTGGTGGCAGAGGATACTATGCCATAGCTATGTGCAACGGTGCGCCTGTACTTTCCCCACTTGACGGTGGAGTATGTTGGCAGTGTGGTGGTGCCGGTAAGGTGAAGGGCAAGTGGATCGAGCGCACACCAGAGTATCAAGCCAAACTTGATGCCAAGCGTGAAGCCAAGCGCAAGGCGCAGGAAGAAGCAGAAGCAGAGAAGCGTGTTGAATGGGAAAGAAAGCGCAAGGAGCGAGAAGCCAAAGAAGCCGAGCGTGAAGCAAGGATCAAGGCAGAGAAGTCTATCAGCCAATACGTTGGCGAAGTCGGCAAGCGCATGACTGTCAAGGCTACCTACATCAGCACAGCAAGCTTTGAAGTCAATCGCTTCGGTGGGTACGGCACAGAAACGATGTACATACATACCTTCAAGGACGCTGATGGCAACAAGCTGATATGGAAGACTACCACATCGCTTGGCACATGGCTTGAGAATGGCGAGTGGCTGAAGCACGAATACGGTGAGTCTGTAGACCTTACAGGCACCGTCAAGGAGCATAAGGAGTACAGGGACGAAAAGCAGACCGCACTGAACAGGTGCAAGCTTGATTGGAAAGGAGTGGCATAATGGAAATCTTTGGAGCAGAGAGAGTCGCAGAGCAGAGCAAGAAGATCATACAGACCAACTACCGCACATGGGTAGATATCTATTACGACTACAACACCGACACAGTAATGACAGAAGCAGACTACGAACTGCTTGAAGACAAATCGAGAGCATACGGAGTGACACAGCTTATCAGACCGAACACGGCAGAAGAGGTTATCAAGGCAGTCAAAAGATGGAGAACCTACTAGAAAGGAGCAGAGACATGACAGAATTCAGAGGATTCAAGACCAAGGAAGAAGCTAAAGCGTATCAGAAGGAGCATGGTGGGTATCTGACCTATCAGTACACCAAGAACGGCAGGAAGTCTGCAAGCCACGATGACTATATGCTTGCCGTATGGTTCGGTGGTCTGGACGCAGAGAAATACCCATACTGCCTACAATGGTCAAATCGCTAATACAGAGCAATGCCCTTCGGGGCAGTAATGTAGCCAATGGTGGTTGCAAGCCCACAGAGTAGAAAGGAGAAACACATGGAACTGATAAAGGGCAAAATTGACATCACACTGTCTGTAGAAGATATAACTAGGATCAACAGCCTTATCGAAAGAGATACGGCACGACCTATCAGAAAGTCGATATGGGATTATGAAGGCAAGTCATACACTTCCTTCAAATGTCCAACCTGCGACAGCGGTGTGAGTGCTACGGACGGATTCTGCAAGGTATGCGGTCAGAGACTTGACACCGAGAACACAGAGTTAGGCGGTGAGTAGATGCGGTACAGAGTCAGATACACATTGAAGCAGTGGCGAATGCTGACCGGCTTGACGCAGGAAGACTTCGCAAACGCTGTCGGCAAAGACCGCACAACCATTGCCAGATGGGAGAAAGGAGAGACACAGCCAAAGGCAGATGACATCGCCAAGATCGAGCAGGTGCTTAAGATCAAGTGGTCAGATGATATTCGTATGCCATAAGTGTGAACTTAAAGTATGAGAGACATGATACTTGAAGTATTAGCCGAGTTATTGGCTGACCAGAAAGGAGTCGAAATATGGATAGAAGAGACATCATCGAAGGCATCGTAGCGTGGGGATCGTGGGCAGGAATCATTTTCTTGATGTTCTGCTTTGGTGGCTAGCCATGTGGATATGTGACAACTGCAATGCAGAATTCGATGAACCAGAAGAACAGATGGAAAGCTATGAAAACTACTACGGTGTAAGCTCACTGTTTTCTGACAGACACTACTTCACTATGCAGGTATGCCCATACTGTGGAAGTGAAGACATAGCAGAAAGAGAGGAAGAAGAATGGGAAGACTAGACACATTGGAAGACATGGTAAGGGCTGTTCTTACGAATGACCCACAGGCAAGGGACGATGACAGGATACTGACCCTTGATGTATGGGTGAATGTATTCGGCATCAATCCGTGGTCACCGGTATCTGAGGTCATGAAGAACAAAGACCTGCCATCACAGGAAAGCCTTGGCAGAGTTAGACGCAAGATTCAGCAGACAGACGAGAGCCTAAGAGGTTCAAAGGCAAAAGAAGAAGTGCGCATGGACGCACAGGTAGACTTCATCGAGTACGCTTTATCGGACAGGTCGGGAGATAGAATATGAACAAAGATTCGATATGCAGATTCTGCAAACACTATCAGCCCGATGAAAGATACTTTGGTGTAGTAGGGTGGTGCAAGGTTAAAGACGAGCCTTCTGGCTACGATCAGACCTGCAAGAACATGGAAGAAGGAAAACAATATTGGCTGTGCGGAAAGGAAGTAAGAGAATGACAGACGGATTCAGAAAAGAAGAGATCACATTTGAAATCGTAGGGCATATCGGCAAGGCAGGAAGAAGAGAAGTGAACCTTGTGTCATGGAACGGCAGACCGGCAAAGGTCGATATCCGAGAGTGGGACGAGTACCACGATTCACCGAAGAGAGGTATCACGATGACAGACGCAGAAGCAAAGGAACTGTATGAAGCACTCAAAGTGAGGTATGGAGAATGAACCTAACACCGCTGAAAGCTATCAGACTCAAATGCCTTGACTGCTCCTGCGGTAGTGCAGACGAAGTGAGAAAATGCCCTGTCAAGGACTGCCCACTGTACTACTTCAGAAGTGGGAAAAATCCGAACAGAAAAGGCATAGGCAACAAATCCCCCAACACGAAAGGATTAAAAGCTGAAGAACGAACTTAAGAACGTAACGAGAGCGACAGAAACGAAAGGAGCGTATTACATGAGGTCGTTAAAACCAGACGAAATAGAAGTGCGTATCGGCACAGTCGGTCAGGAGGGTGTCACCATGCTTCTGTACAAGAACGCAAGAGTGGACAGGCAGATGCTTGATGAAACCTTCGGACAGACGAATTGGCAGTGCAGATATTCGGAACACAAAGGTAACCTGTTCTGCTCTATCGGTGTCTACGATCCCGACAAGAAGGAATGGGTATGGAAGGAAGACTGCGGTACAGAGTCGCAGACCGAAAAGGAAAAGGGTGAAGCATCTGACGCTTTCAAAAGGGCAGGATTCAGATGGGGCATCGGCATAGAACTGTATTCTTCACCGTCCATCTTCCTGCAAGTGAAGACGGAACCAGACCCATACAACAAGGGCAAATACAAGATGGTCAACAAGTACGAACTGAACGGCATCTATGTGTCAGAGATCAAGACCGTCAAAGGCAAGATACAGACATTGAGCCTTGCGATGAACGGAACAATAGTATGGTCAACAGACCGCAGAAAGGTAGGAACAGAGCATGAATAGCGTAATACTTATCGGCAGACTCGCAAAAGACCCAGAGATGTCTTACACACCTAACACGCAGACAGCGGTGACAAGGTTCACCCTTGCAGTAGACAGACTGAAGAAGCAGGGCGAAGACAATGGTGCTGACTTCATCAGAATAACTGTGTGGGGCAGACAGGCAGAAAGCTGTGACAGATACCTGCGAAAGGGCAGACAGGTCGCTGTTATGGGCAGGATTCAGACAGGATCATACAAGGGCAAAAGCGGTGATACCGTATACACCACCGATGTGGTAGCAGACAGAGTGGAATTCCTTGGCAAAGCCGAAGCAGAGCCGAAGCAGAGCCAAGACCCAAGTGTAACGGCAGAAGATGTCATGAGTATGCTGACCGAAGGCAACTTCGCTACTATGGAAGATGATGACTGCCCATTCTAGCATCATACAGGAAGACACAGACTGCTGTTATGTCTGTGGGAGATACGGCACGGAGATCCACCACATTTTCTTCGGTAATCCGAACAGAAAATTGTCTGACAGATACGGACTTGTGATAGGATTATGCTATGAACACCACAGAGGTAAGACAGGTGTACACCAGAACAGGGAGCTAGACTTGAAGATGAAACGAGTAGGGCAGAGAGCCTTTATAGAACACTATCCAGAAGCTGATTTTTTAGCCGTATTCGGCAGGAATTATTTATAATGCCCTATTCGTTACCTTAAAGTTAAACATAGCTTAAATCTAAAGTAAGAGCCTTACAAAAGGAGACACAGATGCAGGACTTAATGGGAGAAATGAACCGGCTGAAGAGTGACCTTCATGCAAGCATGAAAAGGTTACGAATGAACGGTGAAGCATTGGCGAAGAAAGAAAACGCCTACCAAGTGAAGAAGGCACAGGCTGTCCTTGTGATGAAGAGTCAAGGCTGTACCATCACAGAGATAGGGCTGACGATCAAGGGACAGCCCGAAGTGTCAGACGCACTGTTTGAAAGAGACATGGCGAAGGTCATGTACGAAGCAAATCAAGAACACATCAACGTAGTCAAGCTTGAACTGCGTGTGGTAGAAAATCAGATCGCAAGGGAATGGGGAACAAATGGCTAAAAGAAG